AATGACGTCCCTGTAACCCCCCGTAATACTCTCCCTCGCCCGTATTCGTTAGAATGGCACCCTCACGCCCGTTGGCGATTATCAACCATGCCCCGGCTTTCCGCCCTTGCTGCCAGCTTTTATCTTGTTAAACAAACGCTTACGCATGGTCGGTTTAGTATAATTGCCAGCTTCATTAACCCGTGATTTAGTCTTTTTGCCAGACTTCATTGCAATAGGCTTTTTCGCTACAACCCTCTTCACCGCTTTACGCGCAGGCTTTTTAACTGTTGGCATACTTACCTTCCTACTGGTTATGACTTTGATCTTGTTGCTGCTTGACCCATTCCAAGTACTCTTCTTCGGTCATTCGCCTCTGTTGAGCTTGTTGAGCCATAGCATATCAGGCGATTCTTATTATCGCGTTTGAAGCATCTGCCGTAGGGAACTGAATCGTAAAATCCCCGGCTGTGCTGGTCTTGTCACCACCAAAAGCTAACGTGCAAACCGCCGGATCACCAGAAGCTGAATCATTGAATATGAGCGCCCCATTCGCAGTGATCGTTGCATTGCTAAATGTCAGGTCTGCAAAGTCTGTGAATGCCGTAGTGCCTGATGTGGTTGGGTCTACGCGAGTCAAAGACGCACCTTTAGCTGTGTAGTTGGTGCCGCTTACCTCGTTTGAGGTTGAATACGCCGTCGTGCTGGCATTCAAGGTTGCACTGCTTGTGTATAGCGCAAGGTTGAAAGTATTACCGCCAGAGTTCAAAAAGTTGTGCTTTGCTTCCATTAGCTCTTTCTTGAAGCTAGTACACATAGCTGTCGTGATGCTCATTACAATCTCCTAATAATTTCAGCCATTTCACTCTGGCCTTGTGCTTCAAGCTCACCAATAAGAGTTGTTCTGTCACTCTGTATTGCCTGCTTAATATAATACTCAACAACCTTTAAGACTGATTCCTTAAACGCCCTTGCTTGCTCTGCTATGACTGGGTGGCAATCACCACCAACACTTACAATTCTGTTTGCCGCAGACTCAGCCCAGAACTCAGGACTATGGCCCTTGTTGTTTGTGGTAGAAACAGAAACCTCACCTATCTCAAGGGTTGGCGCTTGAATCAACATTATCTAGCCGCCCTCACAGCGCCTGACCTGTAACTGTCTGTAGTGTTATACCCTTCGCCCAAAGACTTCAACTCTTCTAATGCTTCGTTGTATCTGGTTGAGTACAACTGAAGAAGATCAGGCTCGCCCTTCAAGAATGTATACGCCTCAACCAAGCAACCGTAGAGAAGTGTATTTTCAGCATTGGTGCCTAGCCAGCTTGTGCCGTCACTAGAAACCGTTATTGACTCAGGCTTGTAAAAGTAATGTATCTCTGCCGCGTAATTGCCATTAGGTGTTGGCCCTAAAATAAACGACTGCTCATTGAACAATGCATAATGCTTCGGCACACCTGTAGTTGAAGCAACAGGGTACGCCTCGCGGATAAAGTTTACGTCTTTTCTAATCAAGAACTCATACCCGCTGTTGTCTATTGACAGAGAGTACGTTGCTAAGAAATCAGACGGTACAGACAGATACGGGTTTGACTGGGTGGTCGTGCCGTTAGCGTTCTTTCTAAAGTCTGGTAACTGAACCGACTTGAGTATCCGCTCCTCTGCCTGCGCAATAATTGTAGGCAGGTCGTTTACAAACGTAGTCTCTGTCGTTTCTAAATAATCTTGTATGGCGCTTTTTAGCGTTGTAAATGTAAAAGCCATTAACCTGTACTCACTGTTACTGTGCCAATGCTGCCAAACATCTCCAATCCAACTTGACCCACTGGATCAAACGAAGACAGGATTCTGCTTTCATCCAAGCCCTGATCTGGTCTTGGGTTCCTCAAAGCTTGGGGATCATCCATTCTGATGCGTCCGAGCTTTAACTGAGGCTGGTCAGGGCTGTTAACATCCTTCCCAACCAACAAACCTGTCGGCCTGCCGTTAACTATTTGCGGAACAAGGTCTTTTAGAGGATACCTAAACCCTGTTAGGTCGCAAAAGCCAAAAGCATGTTTGCCGCTGGCAAAGGCGCTCATACTACAAACTGCTCGATATAAATGGAGCAACATACAGAGAGGCTTTCTCTCTGTCTGCATCGGCGGCTAGATTCCATTGCTCTTCGTAATCAGCTTTCAAAACAGCAGAGCGATCACTTGCTGTTGGAAACTTCAGGGTTAACTGATACGCAAGACCAGCAACCAAGCAGGGAAGGAACCTAGCAGGTACGTCCATGTTGTTTGATGCGGGAGATCCGGCATCGTCTATACGCTCCAAATAATAATAAACCAGTGTATAGGTGGATTTGTCTGGAACGGGCCAGAGGTTCACGGTGATCTGCGACGGCGCTTTGTCGATCTGATACTGCAAAGGTTTGCTTTCAGAAAGCTTGTTTGAAAGATGGGCGTACTGGCTTACAGATATCCTAGTCAATGTTTGATCTTGCTGCGTAGAGGTGTTGCCAGCGTTGACACGAACAAACGCCTCTATGATGTCAAAAACCTTTGCATCTAAAGCATACGCCGAAGTCCCAGAGGTTAACGCTTGCGTCCCTTCCTTGACCGTCCAAAGATTAAGGCCTCTATTTTGCCACTCAAGCATCAGCAAGTTTATGCTTCTGCGAGCAGTCCTGTAGTCGTAGCCACTGCGAAGCTCAAGGCCTGCGCGTTCAAACGCCTCTTCCATAGCGTCAGAAAGGTCTAAGTTAAACGCATATGTACCGCTTACAGCCATTACGGCCTCCTAGCCTTTGTCTTCTTTTTGGATACCCGCTTCTTTTTGGCGGGGGCGTTCTTTATTTGCTTGCCCATTTGCGCTCGACTAATAGCCATTAGCCTTTACCAAACTTTTGCTTTTGAGACTTAGGTGGAGACTTTTTGCTCCCACCCTTACCGCTCCAAAAAACCTTGTTTGCCCAATAGGCAGCACTGGTTTTTCCTTTAGCAATGTTCTTGCCGTGTCTGGCCTTGAAGCTCTTACGAGCCTCTGCGCTATAGTTGTGACCCATCTTCTGGTCACCAAAGCGAATAATCTTCATTTTGCTGCCGTCACGCACTGCAACAACAGCCTTTTTAGATGGATGGCTTGGGGTTCTTTTAGGCTTGTTAAGACCTGTAAGCCCAACCTTTTTCAGCCTGTTTTTTTCAGCATCAGTTAAGCTCATTTCTTTCTAGCCCTATTCTTTGACCTAGACTCTACCCGAAGATTTTTCTTTTTATTGTTCAAGGTATTTCCATCCTTATGGTGAACGTCTTTACCGTCACCCTTCTTAACCTTGCCAGCAGTAGCCATCTTGCGTCTTGCAGCATTGCGCCCCGCTCGACGCTTCTTCTGGTCAGGCTTTGAATGGAAATCCTTATATTCTTCTTTGTAGTTTCTAGCCACAGCTTGATCTAGAAGTGCTTCCGCACCTGCATAACGATGTTGTAAACATCGCCGCTAGAATGCCCAACAGTCGTGAACAAAACGTCACCGTTTACGCCAGAACCCGCATTATTGGGTATTCCTGTAAAATCAGAAAAATCCAGCGGATCTGACCAATCAGCGTTAAGCTGCCAAGCAAGCACGTTAGTAGATGCATTAAAGAAGATCTTCACACCCATACCAATGGTCGAGTAATAGATCTTCTGAATGGACACCTTCGTGCAAGCCGCTCCAGTTACAGGGTCAACGGCAAGCGCAGAGACATCTATCTTAGCAACGGCGCTTTCACCAGTACCATCGCTAACATTTGTAAACCTAAAAATGGCAGTGTTGCCGCCATCCTGAATGGTTTGGGTTGCTACTGCATCGGCCATGCTAACCTCCTATTACTGATCAGCAAATGCAGGTGCAGTTGCGCCCGTAACAGTGCCGAAGATCTGATAATTGGTTGTGTTCAAACCAATAATCGTTACATCAAAGCCAGCAGGTACGTTTAACTGAATGCTGCTATTTGAGTTGCCATCAGAAAAAACTGCACTAACTTCGTTGTCAGTATCAAGGAAAGTAACACCACCAATGTAAAAATTAGTGTTTCCGGGGGTAACGATAAGCGCATCAGTTGCGTCAGCGGCACCGCCTGCGTAAACAAACCTAAACACAGATCCAGCGATAGGCGCTGGCAAGGTGTAGGTGTTGTCTTGTCCGCCATCTGGAACCAGCAGTATTCGTCCGCTGTGAGTGGCGTTGGTTAGAGTTACATTGCTATCGGCAAGGCTAACGGGGCCATCACCGATAGTTGCAACTTCAGTAACAGCACCAGAGGTGCTGTCTTTGCTTACAGTTTTGAAGGTGCTTTCAGAACGAACTGCACCCGTGAAAGTCGTAGTACCCATTGTAGTCTCCTGTCTGGGTTAGTCTAAATGTTTCATGTGAAACAATTAGTCAGGAAAAGAACAAGGGCCACTCGAAAGTAGCCCTGTTCAAAGTTACGTCACTCTAGCTAGAGCCGGGAGATCCGTAAATTCCGAGTGGGTCGCTTACCCCGAAGGAATAGCGTTCGCGAGCTTTATATCTCACGTTACCCGTATCGAAGTCTCCGTCCATGCTCGTTTCTAGAGCGGTACGCTCAAACATCTTCATGCCATTCGGTACATCAGTCATGATGAAGAAGGCATTGCTGTCAGTCAAATAGTGATTAACAGCATATCCGCCGGGGATTGCACCCATGTTGCGGATAGCGTTGATGTCGTTGTCAGCAGTGCCAACGCGCTGAGTAGTCTCTAGCAGACGATCTGCTGTAAACATCAGTGCAGGAGGAACAACCAAGCTACGAGGAC